GGACAGGACATAAAAGCATTGTTTAAGAGTGCAATGATGACTGTTGATGCTCCTATGACTGGGCAAAACTTCACAAAGAGTCCTACCAATACTCTTCCTGATTTTGATGCAGCAGTCATGCACGAACCAAGAAAGATCAAAGTATTAGGAATGTCAACCTGATAAGTTATGGCAAATCTCTTACCAACTTCTTCCATAGTCAAATACCAACCCGCTAAAAAAATTACTGCGGAGTCTATTTCTCCAAAGAGAGATAAGTTTTTTGTTATTAAAAAGAAACTGATTGAGGTTGATAAGATCTTAAAAAATTCTTTTGTGATTACTAAAAAGCAGGAAGAGAATAAGCAGAAAGAAAGAGTTAGATTTCAAAGAAGAGAAAGAGAGAAAAAGTTAGAGAAAAAAACACCGAAAGAAAGTGGGGAAGAGAAAAAAACTAAACTGCCACCAGTTCCTTTTCTTGATAGGATAAAGAACTTTATTAAAAATGTTCTTTTAGGATTTTTTGTTTCCAGACTTGTTGAGTATGCTGATAAAATTCAACCACTCATTCCAGTAATAGGAAGAACATTTGATTGGTTGGCTGACTTTACAATTAAATTGATTGATGGATTTGGAACTTTTGTGCAGAAAGGATATGAAGCATATGATAAAACAAGAGGATGGGTTGGTGAAAAATTTGGAGAGAAAGGATTAAAAGTATTTGACGATTTTTCAAGTGCATTAAACAAATTTCTAAATCTTGCTATAGTCGTTGGACTAGCGTCCATGGCTTCTGGTGCTAGAGACAGATTTGGAAGACCAGGAAAACCAGGTTCTAGACTTCCTGGTGGTGGAATATCAAAGCCATCAGCTGCAGAACAGTCTAGGAATGCTCGTATTAGAAATATACAAACACGGTATGGACCAGGTGCAAGAAAAATCTATGAGAATGCTTTAAACAATGGAAAGAGTTACAAGGCAGCCGAAGCAGCAATGAACAGAGGAATTGCCAGAGGTGTTGCAGTTAGACCCGGTGCTGATTCATTAGCAGCAAGGACAGCATCAAGGGGTAATATATTAAAAGGTGGACTTGGAAAAACTCCTGGCAGACTCGGACTCAAACTTTTTGGAAAGGCAGGAGTAAAACTTGCGAAGAATGTTTTTGGTAGAATACCTATTGTTGGTCCCATCATTGTTGCAGTAGCATCTTTACTTGGTGGGGAACCAATTGGACAAGCACTCTTTAAGGGCGTTGGTGCTGCTCTGGGTGGATTACTTGGAACCTTTATACCAATACCTGTTATAGGAACTCTTCTTGGTGAAACGATAGGTGTATTTGTTGGTGATCTTCTTTATGAATTGATCTTGGGCAAAGGTCCAGCAGAGGCTGGACGAAAGTTCAAGCAAGCAATGAAGAGTATTTTTGAAGGTGCAATAGCAATTGGTAAATGGTTGGGTAGTGGTTTTTCTAGATTTATGAAGTCAGTTCCGAAGCAAAAAGTGTTTGGAAGAGAGACACCAATTCCCGATATTGGTTGGATGCTCAATCCACTAACCGTTTTACAAAAACTTGATCTCTTAAGAAAAGCATTCTTCCCGCCACAAGAGGGACAAGCAGATCCACTTAAATCTCTTGGAAACTTCTTTGCACCATTCTCTATGGATGTTGATGGAAGAAGTTCTTCTGGTGGTAATATTGGAAGCGGTCCTACTGGAAGTGTTGTTCGTGCGTCACATCCAGAGGCTGGAAGTGGTTGGACAGTTGTTGGGCAAAAAGATGCTCAAGGAAGACCTGTTGTTTTATCTAAACCAGCAGCAGAAGCATTTGCAAGAATGATTGCAGATTCTGGTGGCAGAGTTAAGGGAACTGATGTTGCAAGTAGTGGTAGAAGTAGAGAAAAAAATGCAAGAGTTGGTGGACATCCAAACTCCACTCACATGTATGGTGAGGGTCTAGATATTCATGGATCATCAGGGCAATGGATGAGACAAAATGGATCTAACTACAACTGGATGTGGTCTTCAAGTTACAAAGGACATCCTGGACACTTTAATTTCTCCTTGAGATCTGATACATTCTCGGCTAATGTCAGAGATACTGGTGGATATGTTGATAAAGGAATGTTTATGAACTTGGGTGGAGAACCTGGTAGAAAGGACGACTTGGAATTTGTAATTCCTGGAGATTCTGTAGCAATATTAAATCCAAAATTCCTTTCTATTTTAAGAGATCCAACTGCACTTAAAAAGTATGCTTCATATGAGAGAAGAGGTGTGCAGTTCATACCTATTCCAATTTCTTCTGGATCTTCTCCAATGGGTCAATCATCTTCAACTGCAGCATCTGTCACCACAATCTCTGGCGGTGGCGAAGACTGGGCAGAGTCTTTATACGCAGGGTAAATAGAAATACGAGGTAGTATAAAATGGCAACTCCAATCCCAGTAACTTCTGAAAAATCATCCCCATCTTCAATTAATAAGTTCAGCATTTATTCTAATAAAAACAAGAGTGAACTTGTTGAACTTGCTAATGGCAATCGCATTGTCAGTCTTTCATACTATGAAAGTATTCTTCAAGACAGTATAAGAGTAACTGCTGCTTATGTTGATGCTGGTGGAACATATAAGGGTAAAACCGCTATAGATGGTTTGCCAATTGTTGGAACCGAAAGAGTAAGTCTTAAGTTTAGAGATAATAATGAGCAATTTTTGAATCTTACATTGTATGTTAATAAGGTTACGCCAGTTTCTGATGACACTAATAAGTCTCTTGTTCACTTGGATTTAGTATCAAGAGAATTTATTTTCAATGAAAAAATAAGACTCAATCAAAGATTTGACGGTAGAATATCGGATCATGTTAGAAAGATTTTAACAAATCAAAATAGTGGAGGGTTAAACACGCAAAAGAAACTTGATATTGAAGAGACATCAAATACATATAACTTTATTGGGAACAATAAGAAACCTTATTATCTGATGAATTGGTTGTCTAGATTGTCTGTCTCCTCCGACAATCAAAAACGCGGACAGAGTGCTGGATATTTTTTCTTTGAAACTTCGGAGGGATTCAAATTCAAATCCATTGACGGATTGCTCTCACAAAAACAAAAGAAATCTATTAGTTATAATGATTCTCCAGATAGAGACCAAGTGCCTGCTGGATATGATGTGAAAGCACTTGCGTTGAGCAAAGATAATAGAGTTGATACAAAAGATAAACTTGAGAAAGGTGCATTTTCTACTCGCACCATTTTGTTTGATCCATTTAATTGTTACTATGAGGTTGTTGCGAGTGATGCAAAATCAAAGGAACAATATTTAAAACTAGCTGGAAAAGAACTACCAAAACTGAATGAAGAGTTTGATGTTCCTGGTTTGAACAAAGAGTTTTCAAGAACAACTTATTACCTTCTTGATACAGGAACACTTCCATCTGGAAATACAAGACAGCAAATTGGAAAGTCAACGGAAGTTAATTTTGATGTGAAAAATATTCTCAATCAATCAATAATGCGCTATAATCAATTGTATTCTTCCATGATAACTGTGACAATTGCTGGGGATTTTTCCTTACATGCTGGCGATGCTGTGTATGTAGATATTCCCGAACTTTCTGAAGACACTAAAAAGGATGAAGTAAGTAAGCAAAGTGGGGGTCTATATATTATATCAGATCTGTGCCACCTCGTTACAACAAAAGGAACTCATACTAAATTAAATCTGGTTAGAGATTCTTTTGGAAGAACTGGAAATCACACAACTAATCGTTCATAAGTAAGATGACAGACAGAAGTATTCAACAACACATTAATGACGATAAAGACATTTTAGATAATTCAACTCTCTCACCTCAAATGCGTCGTCATGTTGAGGATGAACTGGAACACCTTGAGAAGTATCAAGCGAAGCATCCTGACGATAATCATGATCCAACCTCCTTTGAGATGTATTGCGATGAACACCCAGATGCATCAGAATGTAAAATTTACGAAGACTAATAACTAATGGAAGGAGGATCTTTATTTAATCCAGGATTTTTAGGTGGTAGTTTTCTCTGGTGGATTGGTCAGGTTGCTGACGATTCTACTTGGAGGGAGAACATTATCCCCGGAAAGTTTCAAGATCCAAAAACGATTCCTGGATGGGGTTACAGATATAAAGTAAGAATTCTTGGTCTTCACGATCAAGGAGAAACAGTAATCCCATCAGATCAACTTCCTTGGGCACAGGTAATGTATCCTGTGACTGCTGGTGGTGGTCAAGCATCTTCATATCAAACACCAAACATCCGTCAAGGAAATATGGTATTTGGATTCTTTCTTGACGGAAAGGATCAACAAGTTCCTGTTATTATGGGTGTTCTGGGCAACAATGCACAGACATCTCTTGCCAAGACAATAGGAACTAACAGAGTCACTAATGAAACTCCTGGTAGTCTAGCTACAAGTGGTTATGCAACAGGAAAAGTTCCAAAGAAAGGCACTCAAAAAGAACAAGTTCCTGATGAGAGTTTAACCACAAAGAAACCTCAACCACCAGCGAGTTCGACTACAACTCCTGCTGCAGGAACTCCTACTACTACAACTGATTCTCCACAAGAACCAGAAACTCCAGAACAAAGACGTGCAAGACTTCGTAGGGAGAGAACACTTGCAATTCAATCTGGACAAAGTGTATATAACAGAGATCCAAATGCAAGAGGTGGATACGATCCACGATACGACAGAAGACCATCAGCACCGACACAATCACAACCCGATAGTCCAAATACAGCAACTGCTCCTGGTGCAGAGATAGAAACTCCTGCAGCAGTCCAGCAAACCACAGTTGCAGATGTAAAGAGACAAGCAGAATATGAAGAACCGATTGTTCTTTTAAAATCTGATGGTAAGATTGAGAGTGCAATAAAAGCAATACAAACAACGATTGATAAAGTAGTCAAGAAAGTTAATAAGTATACTGCTAAACTTCAAAGTTATTTGGCAGCAGCATCTTCTTTGATATCTAATATTCAAAAAATTATCAACGACGCTGCTTGTTTGATTGCAAATTATATGAAGATAATCTTTGACACGATAAAAGAGTATCTTCTTAAAAAATTAAATAAAGAACTCACAAAAATCGTTGCGACAATACCTGTTGACTTTAGATTTTTATTTGTCAAAGTAAAAGAACTTCTTTTCCAACTTATCATTTGCTTATATAATAAAGTAACTAGTAACCTCTGTTCTTTAGTGCAGGGAATTTTAAATGATGCTCTTGGATTAAATGATGCTGAAGAGAGAGCAAGACAAGCAGCATTGGATGGTAAAGGATTCTGCGACAGAAGAACAACTGGCAGAGCTCCAATGTGTTATGCAGAGCAAGTTGTTGGAAAATGCATTGCTGCAACCAAAGGTGAGGTTGACCAATTAAATAAGGATGTCATTGAAACTATCAACGATTTCCTGAATGATATTAAGAGCAAAATTTCAGAAGCAAGTGGTGCTATATCTGACATCACAAACCTCATAAATGGAATCGCTGCTAAAATTAGTGATGCACTCTCATTCAAAGGATTGGTATTCAATTTATTCGGATGTGATTTAGATCCAAGTAAAACAGTTTCTGATAAGTATACCTTTGAGAAAGGTGGTAAAGGTAATAAACCACCCAACTTATTCCAAGCAATTGGCGAGGCATTGAGTGAACAAGCCGATGCGGACTTTGGTGGGTTTGGTGACAATATAAGAGCACTTAACCCAGCAAACTTAAATCCAGAACCGATAATTAACGAGGCATAACTATGTCATTTTATGGCGCACCGACAGTAGAAGATATAAGAGTCGGATATATTTCTCCAACTGATGGTTATGTTACTGGAGCAACAATTGCTAATGCAAATGTCTATGAAAAATTAAATCCAGGCACTATTTTTATTTTAGACGTTGGAGATGAGGTAAAATACTTGACCATAGATCAAGTCAATCAACTTACTCCAAAAGATTTACTCCGAAAGAATGCTTGTGATGGTTTGCAGTTGGATGCTGAATGTGAACCAACCGAAGCATTTTTCTTTGGTGGCAACGGCGTTGGTGCTGTAGGTAATCCTATTATTGGATCTGATGGTGCTTTATTAGCAATAGATATTGTATCTGGTGGCGCTGGATATGAAACTGCACCATTCATTGATATCATTGACGAGTGTGGGATTGGAGCAGGTGCTGTTGCCCGTGCTGTTATAGGTGAGGGAGATAGTTATGTTCAACCTGGAGAAACTGGCAAAGGTGTAGTCATCGGTGCAATCATTGATGATCCAGGAAACTCATATTCGTCAAGAGAGATTCCAAATATTCCAAAAGAATTAACAACATCTTATCCAGCACTTTTAAAATTAAAAGAAGTCATCGTTCAAAATCCTGGAATTAACTATGGTTGTCCTGGTGATTCACTTGAAATCACTCCAAGTAATGGTGCATCACTTTCATATCAACTAGATCCCTTCGGTCAAGTTGCCAGTGTGACAGTTGTAGAACCTGGTTTAGGTTTTACAGAATATCCAGACATCACTCTTGTTTCAGAATGTGGTGTCAATGCAAGTTTCAGACCAGTCTTTGAAGTTGTAAGAGACCCCATTGAATTAGAAGTTGACGACAGAAGACTAATTCAAGTTACGGATCTTGTTGGTCTCAAGCAGACTGGATATGTAGATGGTCGTGCATACTATGGTGCAGTCTTCTACAAGGAGGGAGTTCGTTATGCAGGATTCTATGAGACAGCTGGAACTCTTGTCCAAGTCTATGATACTCTCAAGGAAAGTATTGATGGTGAAGTTACAACTAGACCATCTGCAATTCAACGTCAGGGAAGTGATATAACTAGCAATGATCCAAGACTCAATTTGCCAGGGACACCTGACAATCTAATCTAATACATTAAATAGTACATCCACTGACCACGATAAATGTCATCAGAAAATTGCGTAAATGATAGATATTCGGGTGCTTCTACTCCGAATAGTTACAAAGGTAAGGGTGCTGGTGGCGAAAGATCTGCTGGCGAATTCAGTGGATCACCAACTGCTAAACAAAATTTTGATGCAATCCGTTATGGAAACAGTCACGGATCTATTGCTTTTGGAAAGATAGATGAAAAGGGAACAGTAACTTCATCTGTTTTGTTGCAGGGTGCTGATGGTAGACATCACATTGCAATGGATAAAGACGGTCAACGTCAAGGTTGGACTACCTTGATGAGTCCTGGTGTTTGTCAGATTTCTTGTGGACATGATAATGCTCCAGAAGCAGACAGTTGCTTTATTGATACAAAGAATGGTAATATAAGGTTTGTTGCAACTAATGGTAAAATAATACTGCAAGGACTTGATGTTGAAATTATTGCATCTGGTTCAGGATCAACTGGAAACTTCAGAGTCAATGCAAATGAAAATATTTCGTTTGATGCTCCAAAATTTTTAGTCAATGCTAAAGATTCATATAAAATAGCTACATCTGGAACAGGTGAGGTTGTTGCAAATGGAATTTTAAAAATGTATGGATCACTAATTCAGGGTGTCACCGATGCTTGTGCGGTTAAAGATTCTAAAAATCTACACAAAGAATATCAAATAAAAAATAATTTACCATAAGGAGACAAAGAATGGCATTCAATTTAGATGACACAGTTGTAGGTGGACAGATAAAGGTAGGACAAGGTATTTGTCCTGCGATTGGAGAAGGTCCTGCAAAAGTAAATGGCTCTGCAATGATTGAGGGACCAGCAGTTATTGGTTCTCCAACTTTATTTCCAGTTCCTTTTGGAACTTTAAATGTTGGTCCATTGACAAATGCTGATGCTTTAGTCAAACCACTTGTTCCTGGATCCCTATGCACTGGTGTCAATAATCCATATTCATTAGCAGTCTCTGGACCTTCTGCATTTCTGGGTGTTGTTGATACTGCTTTTGGTGTCAATGTTGGAACAAACGTAATCGCACAGGGAGAAGTTGTTTCTCGTTGTGGACTTCACGTTTTGTCCAGAAAGAAAAACTTTGATATTCCACACCCAACAAAAGAGGGGTGGAGACTTCGCCACACTTGTCCAGAAGGTCCTTCCAATGATGTTTATATTAGAGGAAGAATTACAAACAAAAAAGAAATTTTACTACCAGCGTACTGGAAGGGATTGGTTGATTGGACTACAATTACAGTCAGCCTTACTCCAGTTGGTGCTCATCAAAATGTAATCGTCAAGAGAATTGATGAGGAGAGAGTATATCTTCAATCAAATGGTGGAATACCAATTGATTGTTTCTATCATATCTTTGGAACAAGATCTGACGGCGAGAGATTGATTCCCGAATATGAAGGAGAAAGTCCAGCAGATTACCCAGGAAACAATGATGAGTATTCTGTTGCTGGATATCATTACGATGTTAAAAATTAGGAGATAAAAAAATGGCAGGAGCATTTGTACCACAAACCACTGGAGCTCAAGACTGTACTGATAAACTTGTAACAGGAACAAAATCAACTTTATATTCCTACATTGCTAAACCGTCTAATAATGATACGGTTGAACCATCTGGAATTGGAGAAATTCCTCCTTGTGATCAGTATTATCACGGCAATGCACAGATTGATAATCTTCAGGTAAATGTTGAAATCAATGGAGTTGGCGATATTGACATCACTGGTGATATTACAAGCACTGGAACAATCACTGGCAATGTTATTAACGCAGTATCTAGCGTAAATGCTGTTGTAAAAGCATTTAATATCCAACATCCAACAAAGAAAGATAAAAGACTAGTTCACGGATGTCTTGAAGGACCTGAAAATGGTGTTTATGTTCGTGGAAGACTGACTGATGCTAATGTGATTGAACTTCCAGAGTATTGGATGGGATTAGTTGATCCAGAATCAATCACAGTATCTCTCACACAAATTGGAAGTTCTCAAGATTTGATCGTTGATAAGGTTGAATGGGGAAGAAAGGTATTGGTTCGTTCTGGTAATGCATCCAAAATTGATTGCTACTATACCGTGAACGCAACCCGTAAGGACGTTCCCCCACTGGAAGTAGAGCAAGATGCTTGACAAAGGACCCCATCACACACTATAATAAGTGGGTAATCAACAAACAAACCAATGCAAGACGAATTCCTGACCCGTTGTGTTGTGGATCCCGTGAAGCGTAGTGTCCATCTGTATTCCAGTGAAGGGTCTGAAAAAACCGTGACTTGTGACACCGTAGATGAGTTTATGAACGTCCTTGAGTTCGTCCGTGCTACTTGTGATGAAGACGTGCTGACGTATGCAAGTCCTGTCTGATACTAAAATCAACTTTTAGTTCCATTTTCGGGGGAAAAAAATCCCGGCAATTTTTTCACTCTATTACTTTTTTCAAATGCGTCCAGAAACCAGAGAATCAATGGAAATGCTGTTTGCAGCAAAGTGGAATGTTCCCAAAGCAGCAGCAAATTGTGGTCTTACCTGGAAGGAAATGAAAATTACGTTTAATGAGTATTGCCGTTTTCATCCCCCAATTTATGATGGGAGCGTGGCGGAATAGGTAGACGCACCAGACTTAAAATCTGTTGGGCAGTAGCCCGTGAGAGTTCAATTCTCTCCGTTCCTATTAGGAGTTCTTAACCGAATCCTAAATACACAAAAGTAGAAATCTACTTATGAAATACAGAATCGACACCGCATACTGCTGGTATTTAAATGGTAGTATGATTGTTCTAATGTATTTTATAAATCAAGTTCCATTTACTTTTGACGAACTTCCAGATGATGCAATATATGATCTGGATTTGATTGAATTAGCGGACAACGAAAGAAGCTACGAACCAGAAGACCTCTACAAGTCGTCATTTTACTTAATTGATGAATTGTGCCACCCTTTAATGTTTGAAGTAGAACTGGAAAATCCAGAAATGTTGCCCGTAGACTAGATGTTAATTGATTGTTTTTCTCATAAAATTTATAAAACAAAGTTAGAAATTCTATTCAAAGAAAAAATAACTGATATTATAAAGGATATAGAATCCGACAAAAACTTAAAAAAAGCAAATCGGGAAACAACAAACGCAAGAATTTTTGATGTAATTCAAGATGACAGTAGGTTTCAATACAATGGTATTAACTTATTAAATCTTTTAGTTTCTGAAATAGAGCATAAATTGCTCTTATTTTCAAAAGAAATTAATTTGAACAAGAAATTAGAAGTATCTAATTTATGGTGCGTTTGTTATGAAAAAGATCAAAAGTGTGTTCCCCATATACACGAAAGTAATAGAAATTATTCTTTTTCTGGAATATATTACTTGTCTTTTGATAAAAATGAACATCTATGCACAACTTTTTATAATAATGAAAGTCTGTCAGAATCAATTACACCCGCATGTGAAGAAGACGATTTGCTAATCTATCCAGCAGACGTTTGGCATGGATATTCTGGAACAAATTCTAAAAAAACTAGAATAGTTTTTCCTTTTGATATCTGCTATAAAAATACAATTAAATATTACTAACGCCCTTGTAGCTCAGTGGTAGAGCAGCTGTCTTGTAAACAGCAGGTCGTCCGTTCAAATCGGATCGGGGGCTTTAAGTTCTCATAAGTGATCAGTGAAATCCGATTATTACATCGAAAAAATTAGCAAAAAAGAAGCAGAAGAACTTTTGCTGAAATATCATTATTTGAAGGACTTCTCAAAATCTTTCAAATCGGGTTATAATTACGGATTATTCAAAAAGAACGATTTTTCACCATTAAAGATTGGTGGATTATTGGGAGTTTGTATTTTTACAGGACTTCCCGTTCCAGAAATAGCAAAAGGAGCATTTGGTTTAGAGAGAAATGAACAAGAAGGATTATTTGAACTTTCACGACTTTGCATCCACCCTGACACACAACAAGATGAATACAATATTACATCGTGGTTTGTATCAAGATGCATCAAGCAACTACGCAAAGACACAAGAGTCAGAGCCATCATATCTTACGCTGATAGTGCTTTTCATGGTGGCACAATTTATCGCGCTTGTAACTTTAAATATTGTGGGATTACAGATGCTAAAAAAGATTTCTACTATTCAGACGGCACCAAGCATTCACGCGGCAAAATAAAAGGTTCTGAAGGAGAATGGAAAGAACGCAGTAGAAAGCACAGATATTTGATGATTTTTGACTCTAAATTAAATGTCTTGTGGGAACAAGAAAGTTATGGTAATATATAAGTGGTGATACTTAAACCAAACCCCTTCCGTGTGCTTCATAACCTCCTTCGGGAGGTTTTGTTGTATGATAAATAATCTGTAACGGAACTATATGCACAAATAAGATGGGTCTCTCCAGATTAGATAATTTTCTGAAATCTTCACGTGGTACTATTCTTTATGTTGATCCTAACAGTTTAGACGCTACGGACAGCGTTGAGAATCAAGGAAATTCTCTTGCGCGACCATTTAAAACTGTTCAGCGTGCTCTGATCGAAGCAGCAAGATTTTCATATCAGCGTGGATTAAACAACGATAGGTTTGGAAAAACTAGTATATTACTGTATCCTGGAGACCATATTATAGACAACCGTCCTGGATACATTCCAGACGGAACTAATAATTATAGGTTGAGAAGTGGAGAGACTTCAAATGACCTCCCACCATTTGATCTTGATTCAAACTTTGATCTAACTGCAGCAGATAATGAACTCTGGAAACTGAACAGTATTTATGGTGGCGTTATTGTTCCACGAGGCACATCCATCATTGGTATGGATCTGCGTAAAACAAAGGTAAGACCAAAATACATTCCAGATCCAGTAAACGATAATATTGAGAGTTCCACGATTTTCCGTGTAACTGGCGCTTGTTATTTCTGGCAGTTCAGTCTTTTTGATGCAGATCCAAATGGAGTTTGTTACAAAGATTATACTTCAAACACTTTTGTCCCCAATTTCTCACACCACAAACTCACTTGTTTTGAGTATGCGGATGGCGCGAACGCTGTAAAAATTAACGATACTTTCCAGTCATATTCTACAACTAGAACTGACTTGGATATGTATTATGAGAAAGTCGGTCTTGTTTATGGTCAAGCATCTGGTAGAGCAATTGAACCAGACTATCCATCTTCTGGTCTTGACATTCAACCAAAAATTGATGAATATCGTATAGTTGGTTCAACTGGTGCGTCTGTTGGAATCTCAAGTATTAAAGCAGGAGATGGTATAACAGCAAGCACTAATATTACAGTAACAACAACATCTGCTCTTGAAGGATTAGATGTAGATACTCCTATTCGTATTGAAGGTATTGGTATAGATGGATATAATGGTCAGTTCGTTGTTGCTGAAAGACCAAGCGATACTCAAATCATTTATAGAGTTCAAAACGCGCCAGTTAATGCATTACCATCACCAACAGGTGCAAGTTTAGTATTACAATCTGATACCGTATCTTCAGCATCACCATACATTTTCAACATCTCTCTGCGTTCCGTTTTTGGAATGTGCGGTCTGCTTGCTGATGGTAGTAAAGCAGACGGATTTAAGTCAATGGTTGTTGCTCAATTTACGGGCATCGGTCTGCAAAAAGATGATAGAGCATTCGTAAAATATAACACAACCACTGGTGAGTGGGAAGATAATACTGTATCTGGCAATGAGGCGTTAAGCACAGATTCTAGAGCAGTATTTAAACCTAACTTTAGAAACTTCCATATCAAATCAACAAACAACTCATTTATTCAGTGCGTTTCGATCTTCGCAATTGGATATGCAGAGCACTTTGTTGCCGAAAATGGTGGTGATATGTCCATCACCAATTCTAACTCCAACTTTGGTGCGAGAGCACTGATTGCATCTGGATTTAGAGACACTGCATTCTCACAAGACGATGTGGGATATATCACTCACGTCATTCCACCAAAAGCAGTCTCTCTGACAGAAACTTCCATTGAATTCTCCGCAATTGATGTACTCAAAACTTTACCATCCGACGTAAGTGCGGTTGGTGTTGGTTCAACAGGACACCTTTATCTGTTGAATGAGACTAACGAAGCAGTTCCACCAGAAAACGTACTGGAAGGGTATAGATTTGGTGCAAGAAGTGGTGAAACATTAAGAGTTCTTGTTTCTTCTGCAGGTTCTGTAACAGAATACTCCGCAAGAGTTACAATGCCTGCGGGTGGAGATGATATTGCAGATCCACAAATTAGTGGCACAAAGACTTATACTGTTGATAGAAGTGTTTCTGGAATCAACAGTATTGGTTCTTTCAGTGATGGTGGTGTTTCTAATGTCATTACATTTACTGAAACACACTCCTTTATTCAAGGTGAATCTATTCGTATTATTAGTGATACTGGTCAACTTCCAGATGGTTTGGAATCAAACTCCATTTACTACGCAATCACAAGTGGACTTACGACGAATAGAAATATTAAAGTTGCTAAAACTCTGAATGATGCTCTGAATAGCAATCCACTGTCTATCAATGAAAAAGGCGGTGTTCTAAAAGTCGTCAGTAGAGTTTCTGATAAGAACTCTGGAGAAATCGGTCACCCAATTCAATACGACTCTGATAATTCTCAATGGTATGTTAAAGTTGCAACTGCTGCAACAGAGAACACAATCTATCCAATTGTTGTTGGTTTAGGTTCAACATCACTTGGAACTGCAACTCCAAGAACCTTTATCAAGAGAAGATCTGATACAAGAAACTCTGAAGATACTTTATATCGTTTCAGATATGTTCTTCCAGCAAATAGCGGTGGAGTTGTTGCAAGACCACCTATTGAAGGATTTATTCTTCAGGAATCTAACACATCTATTGGATCAACTGATGCAGAAATCCAAACTTATTTTGGAAGTGGATCAATCTCAAACGTCAACCAACAAAGAAACTTTAGATTTATTGCTGGAGCAAACTGGGATGGAGGTTCTGTTGTTAATGTAGACACTGAACTTCCACACAATCTTTCTGCTGGGTCTAGAGTTGAAATTGTAAACGTTAGGAGTACTGTCAATACAACTGGAGCAGGAAGTTCTGGATTTAACGGCACATTTACTGTTACTGGAATTGGAAGTGCAAAACACTTCTCTGTTGGTCTGACAACAGATCCCGGAACATTCAGCAGCGATACTTCAAATAGAACAGGTTCTCTGCCATACTTCAAGAGAAAGGAATATAATAAGGTCTATTATGCATATAGAGTTGAAGAAGCACAGAAGTATGTTTCTGGTGAGCAAGATGGTGTTTACTACCTTGCTGTACTGAATTCATCAAACAATCCATCAGTTTCTCCTTTCACTGCAGAGAATTACTCTCAACCAGTTAAGGAATTGTTCCCTCAAATTGATAGGGATAATGTCAACTCTGACCCAGACGGTTCCAAATGTTTCGCTGAATCAAGTCTGATTGGTGATGTTATTATTAATGACGTTAAGAGTAGCATCACAAAAGAAACTTTAGATTACTACTTTAAGGAATCTGTTGGTATCGCAATTACCAACATTCACTCTCAAACTGGTTCTGCACACACAATCACTACAGCAATTGATCACGGATTAAACCGTGCTGTTGGATTGTCAATCGTTGATGGTGGCGCTGGATATGGTTCTGGTTCTGCAGGTGATATTTACAATGCAAGATTGGTTTCCATCGGTTCATCAGTAACTGGTAAGAACGCTACAGCAAAGATTACTATTGATGGTAGTGGAACAATTACTGCTGTCACTGTAATGGACGGTGGTAGTGCGTATGGTGTAGGCAACACGATGAATGTTGTTGGTGTTGCAACTACAACAGGATTCTCTCAAGCGGTCGTTGAAGTTTCTTCAATTTATAATAACGTTGGAGATACGTTAAGAGTGGTTGGAGTTGCTTCAGAATCTCTGGCTGGATATAATGATCTCTACAGAATTACTTCTGTTGAAGTTGGTGGCGCAAGTTCTGTCACAGTTGCTTCTGCATCAACAATTGCTGGATTTGCATCTACTATTTCCGGTATTGGTTTGACAGTCTGTGGAGATGCTTATCTCTACAATGTTGGTCAATCAGTTAGTATTAATAGTCTAAACTACGATTTTACCTCTGGTATTGCAACTGTAACCACAGCGTCTAGACACGGACTTCGCGTAAATCAAAGAGTAAGATTTACTGGCGCTGGAGAATCCCAATACAATGGAAGTTTTATTATTGACAAACTTGTTGGAAGTGCTGGAACTTCCTTTGCTGTCAGAATTGGAGTTGGAACAATTGCACCAACAGCAACAGGAACGATCTTTGCATTAAAAGAGGGTCCAATCTCTCACGATGGGGTTGTTTCTCCAAACGATGAGAGTTTAGATGGAAGAATGATTCCTTCTTATGCTGGAATCACAACCACACTGTTGTCTGCTATTACTTCTGCATCAACAGAAGATATGAACTTGACTAATGTTTCTTCTCTGGACGTTAAGATTGGTGATTACTTCTTGATTGATGATGAAATTGTAAGAGTTAAGACAACAACCTCTGGCGCAAACCCAATCAAGATCTTTAGAGGTGTTCTTGGTTCTGATCCTGCAACTCACGTCATTAACTCTGTTGTCAGAAAGATCTCTGTCAAACCAACAGAATTGAGAAGACACTCTATTAACAGAGCATCTGGTCATACATTTGAATATGTTGGATTTGGTCCTGGAAACTATTCAACAACACTTCCAGATAAGCAAGACCGTGCTATTTCAGCAAAAGAAGAACTTCTAGCACAATCAACCAAGAGAAGTGCTGGAATTAACTTCTACACTGGTATGAATGACAAAGGTATTTCATACTCTGGTAATAAGAAATTAAGCACCATCACAGGTCGTGAAGAAATCTTTGATACTCCTGTTCAAAGCATCACTGGTGAAGATATTAGCAATCTTCCAAATCTGAACGTCACTGATGCAACGGAAGGCATATTCCGTAGAGCAGTTCGTGTTGAGGGTGGAAAGGACAACAAGGTTGCATCAGAATTTAATGGTCCAGTTGTTATTAGTAACAAACTGACTGTTAATTCACCAAAAGGTGTTGAAGCAAACAACCTCTTCTTACAGGGTGATGCTACGGTTTCTAGAAGATACACTGTAGGTATTTCAACTCCAGCACTTGCTGGAAACCCAGGTGACGTTGTTTGGTACTCCGACCCAACTGAAGGTGGATATGCTGGATGGGTTTATACCCTGCAGAATGATTGGAGAAGATTTGGTAGTGTAAGCATCTCCAAAGATCTCAACATTGGTATTTTTGATCAGGTAGGAATTGCAACAACAACTCCTGGATTAAGTAAGTTACTTGTTGGATCTGGATCTACTCAATTCTCTGTTGATGAAAATGGAGTTGGTATTGGAACCACTGCAAATACTTATAACTTACACGTCATTGGTGATGCAAACATCAGCACAAACTTGACGATTGGAAGTTCAATTACTGCTGCAACACTCTTTGGTGATGGTAATGGATTGACTAACCTGAATGCATCTGCAACGGGTTGGACAAATATCCCAGGTGGCATTTACAATACTGAATTAAATCTTGTTGGTGTTGGAACTTCTGTCCCAACTGTTAATCTTGAGGCTGGATTTGTTGGAATGGCAACAACTTCGCTTCGTGCTCACGGTGTTGCTGATTTTGTCGGTCTCTTAACGGCAAACAATGTTCACGTCAGTGGAGTAGCGACCATATCTGGATCTTTTGATATCAGAAATACTTCTGGTAAGATCACCACTGGAATTGTTACAACAACAAATCTGCACGTTGGAACTGCAGGAACTGTAATCACAACACAAGTTGGATTTGGTTCTGTTGGTATTGGATCAACACTTCCAACAGCAACACTTGATATTGGTGGACATACCAAGTTCAAGACTTATTCTGAAAACGTAAATTACTTATCCATTGTTTCTAATGTTGTTACGGTTGACTTGTCTCAAGCACAAACATTCATTTGTACAGCAACTGCTGATATTACGCAGTTTACATTGACAAATGCTCCTGCTGGTGCGAGTGAGTTTACCTTGAAGATTGAGCAAGATGGAACAGGAAACAGAAGCGTTGGTATTGACACCTTCAAAACTTCTGGTGGTGCCGATATTCCAGTATTTTGGCCTGCTGGTGGCGTATTACCAATCGTTACACCAACTGCAAGTAGGTCGGATATATACTTGTTCAAGATATTTGATGGTGTAAATGTTGGAACTTCTGGTTTATATGGAGTAGTGGTCGGACAAAACTTTGCAAATTGAGGTAATCTGAAATGAAGCAAACTACTCTAGACCTTAACGGACCCATTCTCTCAATCTTAACTGAACCAACAGGTTCTACGGTTGCGGATAATGGGTCAACCACCATCGTTGCAATCGGAACAGCTTCTTATCCAACTCAAACACCTGCAAACCCAGCAACAAGCACTGGAACTTTAGTCTATCAATGGTATGAAGTTGGTGTTGGTGCATTAAGAGATACTGCAACTCTAACTGGAACAGCAACATCAACACTTACTTTAACATCATTAAGAACTCCAACAGATAATCAGAGAAAATTTTATGCAGAGGTTTCTTTAGATCCTTCTGCATATGGATTACCTGGAGTTGCAGTTACTGTAGGTAGTGCTCGCTCAACTGGTAATCCACTTCAAGAGCCAATTACAACTGGTATTGCTACAATTACAATTAATCCTTTATTGGAAATTGTTGCTCAACCAGCAGCAAGATCCGCTAATTTAGATACAAATACAACATTTACTGTTGATGCTGGACTAACCGATACAACTAATTTTTCAGAAAATCTTTCATATCAGTGGTATTTGGATGGTGTTGCTGTAAGTGATGGTGTTATTGATGACACATCCGAAGCTACACAGTTTTCTGCACAATATGGTGGTGGTGGTTCTCTAACTGTTCCTGCTGATGCAACTCAAATAAGAGTTTCTGTTGCTGGCGGTAAAGGTGGTTCTGGTGGATCAGATAATAATGGTGGTGGTGGCGGTGGTGGTAATGCTAGAAGTGGAAGTTTTTCATTAACTGATGGTGGAAGAACTTTATCCTGGAATGTAGGAAGAGAAGGTGGCGGCGGTGGAAGTTGTTTTGGAAGTGGCGGAGGTGGAGGATCTGGTGATGGTGGCGGAGGAAGTGGTGGAAAAGCAGGTGGATGCTCTGGATCTGGTGGTGGAGGTGGTGGAGGAACAAGTGTAAGTGACTCTACTACTGGCGGAAGAATCATCGTCGCTGGAGGCGGTGGTGGAGGAGGCGGTGGCTCCTGGAATAGAAGTGGCAGTGGTGGTAGTGGTGCTGGTGGATTTGGTGGTGGAGGAAACCAAGGATCTGGTGGTGGATCTGGTGGAAATAGTCCTGGACAAGACGGCGGTGCTGGCGGCGGTGGAGGTGGTGGAACCTCTGGTGGTTCTGGCGGTGGCGGTGGATCCGATAATGGGTCTGGCGGCGGTGGCGGCGGAGGCGGTGGTTCTGGATATAATTCCAGTGTCGCTACTCTACTGTCACAAGGAGATCACGGCGGAAATGGATATGTCAATATTAGTTTCTTAACTAATGACCCTAGCATTCCTGGTAATACTGCTCAACTGCCAAGAAAAACAACCATTTCAGGTGCAACAACTCCTACACTAACAATTAAATCTGACAGAGTTGGAATTAGAGATGTTAAAGTTGTTGTTTCAGATTCACAAGCAAGTAATTCACCAGTTACATCTGACACTGTTCAATTCGTACCAGTTTCAATCGCAGATCAATTCTTAATCAATATTGAAGCAATAGGCGTAACTAATACAATCTCTCCACTTTCAATTGATTTGTTTGATGGAGAATATGAATTTATTGACCCATCAAGTAAACCTGCAAACAGCTTAACTGTAAACACTTTCAGCATTTACGCTCCAGATAAAGACATTGAAGTTGAAATGGATCTTTATGGTGGAAAGGGATCTGATAATTCTGGTAATCCTGGTGGTGAAGGTGGATTCTCAAGAATCAGATTTACAATGGAACAAAATGTTGAGTATGTAATTGCAGGATTAAATCCATTGATTGATACGCCATTTGTTTACAGAAAAGGTTCATTGCTTGCTTGTGTTGGTAAAGGTGGAAATGCTGGAACAACTGGAAAGGGTGGTTTTGGTGGTGGTGTTGGTGTTGCTGGAATCACTGGAACTGGCAGAGATGGTGGTCTTGGTGGAACAGTTGTAGCAGCAGGAGCCTTACCTGCTAATGGAATTTTTGGTTCTTTAACAACTCAAACTGCAACATCACCAGACACTAAAGCAGCTGCTCCTGCTGGTGGTAGAGTTCTTCCTTGTCCAAAAGGTGTTTATTGGAGACAACAAGGAGTTTCTGCTTGTAGTGATGTTGGCACTTCTGCTCAATTTAGATTATCTGATGGTACATTAATAACCAATAGTGCATCTATCACTAGAGGATATAAGGATGGTTACAACATTATTCAAACTGCTGGAGCAGGAAGTAATAATGGTGGAAATGGTGGTGCTGGAGCAACTGGTGGTGCTGGTGGTGTAAATGGTGCTGGGGGTGGCGGTGGTTCTGGATACACCAATGGATCCGTTACTATCGTTGATGCACAACTGGGAGGAAGCACTGATGTTTCCCGAGTTATTATCAGACGTGTCGTTTAACTAAATAGTAAAAGATAAAAAGTACTGGGGGAGAGTGAACCCGAAATGGCTGTAAATAAGAATTTTGTAGTCAAAAATGGTTTAGAGGTTGACAGTAACCTCATTGTTGCTGATGCTACTACGAATAAAGTTGGCATCGGCACCACAGTTCCGCTTAAAGAGCTTGATGTTCGTGGTGATGTGTCGGTTTCTGGTGTAACCACTACCAGCAATCTATCAGTAACTGGTGTTACAACCACACAACAAGTTTTAGTTTCTGGAATTTCTACCTTTGTTGGTCTCTCTACATTTCAAAATGGAATTTTTAATGCTGGAGTTACAACATCAAACTCATACGCAGTTGATGGAACTCAAGTAATCAGTTCTGGAAGAGAACTGCAAAACATTGCTTCACTTGATGCAACCACAACTGCAACGATTGAAGCAGCAATCGCAGATGCACCAAATACCTTTACAGACATTAAAGTTAGTGGACTTTCAACCTTTGTTGGATTTAGTACATTCCAAAATGATGTTTATGTTGCTGGAGTTACAACATCAAACTCATACGCAGTTGATGGAACAACAGTAATCAATAGTTCCAGAGAACTTCAGAATATTGCTTCACTTGATGCAACAACGACAGCAACAATTGAAGCAGCAATTTCAAACGCACCAAACACTTTTGCTGATCTTACAGTAACTGGTGTTTCTACTTTCGTCGGAATTGCTACTTTTGGAAGTGGTATTGAAGTTACTTCTGGTATTTCCACTTTTGCAGGAATTGGTACATTTGCAAGCGATGTCTTTGTTGATGGAGATTTGACAGTAGACGGTAGTATTGTTTATGCAACCGCTTCTGCAGTTAATATTAACATAACTGGCATTGCCACTGTTGGTACAACTTTAGATATTAATGGTAATGCTGATTTTGCTGGTATTTCTACATTCACAGATGATGTCAATATTGGCGCAGGTGGAACAACAGCTTTCTTTGATGTAAGCACAGGTAGAGTTGGAATCGGTTCTGCAGTTCCACAGACTACACTATCTGTGGGTGGTAAAACTTTGGTGGATTCAAATGTTCCAATCCAAGTAAGCACACAGTCTGCAAGTAGTCAGGTTTATTATGGTGCAAATAATAATGGTAGTTATGGACTATTATTTGGTTATGATAATTTTACGTTTGATGGCGCTGTTGTAAGAGCTGTTGGTGCATCTGATAAGATTGACTTTGCTGTCAATAGCACTGACAGAGCATTAACCATCGATTCTAATGGTAATATTGGTGTTAATTCAACAGAACCAACTCAAAGACTTGAAGTTGATGGAAATGTTAATGTAACTGGCATTGTAACAGCAGCAGGTGGATTTAACATTGGTATTCAATCAGCTGGAGTTGACATTGCAACTGGTGTTGTTACTGCACTGAATTTTGGTGGAACAGGAAATAATATTGACTATAATGCAGGGACTAAAACCGTTTCTATTTCTATCGCAGGTGGCGGTGGTGGAGGTGGTCTTGGTACTGCGATTGGTGCTGATTATCCAGAATCCAATATTTTTGTAACGCCAGAAACGTTATTTGTTGGTGCAGGATCAACTCTTGAAATTGATGTCAGCGCAGATGATGGCAATGTTGCATTTATGAGAGAAAACAACATTGTTGTTGGATCTGGCGCAACAATTGAAATTACACCAGGAACAGAAGTTCGTCTTGATGTTCTTGGAGTCTTTAGTGAACCTGCTATTGGAGCAACTACCCGTGCATCATTTGATAGTATTATCGTATCTGGTCTTTCTACTTTCACTGGGTTAGCAGCTGCTAATGGTGGATTAAATGTAACTGGTACTTTAAATGCAAATAGTGGTCTTAATGCATCTGGTGTTTCCACATTTACTAATATCTTCCATACTGGAATCGCTACTTTTGGTTCCTCTAATGGTATAGGCACTGTTACTGTTGGTGTTGGAACTACTGCACTACTGGTAGATGGCAACGCAAGAGTTACTGGAATTCTGACGGTTGGTACAGCATCAATTACGTTTGATGGTCTAAATAGTAAAATCACGGTTGGTACAGCAGTCACTGTTGACTCTACTGGTATTAACTTATCTCAGACAACCACTGGTATTGCACTTCCCCAAGGTACTACAGCACAAAGACCGAGTGGAAATATTCCATATCTACGATGGAATACAACGAACTCTGCACTTGAATTCTACAATGGCACTGATTGGGTAGAGATTATCAGTGATTATTTCCCTTCTGGTTCCACTATTTTAGGTTGAGGTAAACAATAATGGCAAACGAATATTCAAAGAAACAAAACAATAGTGATGGAAATCGTAAAGTATTTACTTGGGGTGCATGGATAAAAAGATCCACTCTTCCAAGTTCTAATGGAATAATATTTTCGTCGGTAAAACCTGCAGCCAATACTGGTGGACAACAGGAATTTCAAATTACTTTAAATAATTCTAACCAAATTTTTGTAAATGGTGGAACAAGTGGATCTTCTACTGAAATAAGTATGATTTCTGATATAGTAATCAGAGATATTTCTTCTTTTTTCCATCTTCTTGTTGCCGTTAATAGCACTAATGACATTGCTCAAGAAAGAGTAAAAGTATATGTAAATGGTGCATTAATAACAGATTGGGGAACATATACCGCTTGCCCATTAAATTATGATACCGCAATCAACCGCTTCGAACACATTCATACTCTTGGTGGAAGATCAACAAGTGGAAATTATTTTAATGGAACGCTTGCAGATGTCTTCTTTGTAGACGGTCAAGCACTCACACCAGATGTGTTTGGTTTCTATAAGGACGGAGACGGTTATATCTCTGTTGGTTCTACACGAGCAACTGATTTCAGACCAGGACAATGGGTTCCAAAGACACCAAGAGTCATCAAATCTTATATTGAAAGAGCAGGTGGTTTTGGAGTCAATGGATTCTATCTACCAATGAATGATAGTTCCAACTTTGGTGCTGACTTCCATACCACACCGAATAGCATTATCACTCTGAAAGGTGAAGACCTACCACAACCAAAGAATGGTGCTCCAACGACGACTGATGCTTATGTCAGTCAGTTAAGAACAGACCCTTATGCTGCCAATTTGGTTCTTGCTGTTCCTGGTATTTCTACAAGCACTAGTGCTAATTTAGTTACGAACGGAACTTTTGACCCAGTTGCAGATGGTGAAACAGGATATGATAATGGTGATGGTACTGTAGATGGTTGGAATAAAAATTCTATTGGTTCTTTATCTATTACAAGTGGAATTGGATCTACTGTTCGTGCATTAAGAGTTTCTCAACCCTCTGCAAATCCAGGAGTTACTTATGGTCAAGGTAGTATTTCTCTTGGCACTTTAACTTCTGGTAAAAGATATTTGCTAAAGTATAGTGGATTGGGAGGAACCGCTAAAAAGTATCCTGCAATTTGTACTGACCCAAATACATCAAATACTGATGGATCATTTACTGGTTTGGTTGCACAAATTGGAGCATATTCTACTTCTGCCGAAGAAGTCCAAAAATATTTTCAACCATCTTCTACCGCAGAACATTGGTTAGTATTGCAATTGGGTAATGATGGTGCGGGAACCTACCACGATTTTGATAATATTGTAGTCGTGCAAGAAGACGCACCAAGAGACTACTCTGCTGACATCAAAGGTAGTGGAACCAATAAGACTCTTACAGCAAATGGTAATGCTGGTATTGGTTATGAGATTCCATCATATTATGGAAGTTCAATGATTTTTGATGGGGCTGGCGGCGACCGCTTTGCAGCACCAAATAGTGCAGATTTTCAATTTGGATCTGGTGATTTTACTGCAGAAGCTTGGATTAATCCTGAAACTATGACTGATAATTACGGAGTCGTTGGTATTTGGAATGCAACCGATGATAGAAGAAGTTGGTTAATTTATATACCATCCGACACATACAAACCATATTTTATTGTCAATGAAACAGGTAGTGGTGCCTCTGTAAATACACAATCAGGAGTAGCTGTAACAACAGGTCAATGGACACATTTAGCGGCAGAAAAGAAAGGAACTAAACTCACAATATATGTAAATGGTGTTGCTACTGGCGTTAATACAGTTGCGCCTGCTAGTTTATACAACAACAGTGATGATGAAGTGCAAATAGGTGGTTATAATGATTCTTTTCCATTTAAAGGTTACATACAAGATGTCCGAGTATACAAAGGTGTAGCAAAATACCAAGGTGGTTTTGATGTTCTGAAACCTTATGCACCAGTAGGTATTGCGACTTGGAGAGCAGTTCCTGATTCTACTGCGAATAACTTTGCTACTTTGAATCCATTGAGATTCCTCACATCAAATTCTTTGTCAGATGGAAACTTACAATTAACAAGTGCAACTACAGCACATCGTGCTCACACAGGAACTGTTGGATTTGGCACTACTGGTAAATACTATGCAGAATGTAGAGTTCATACCAATTGTGCGGAATTAACTGTTGCTGCAGGATTTGGACTTGCTGATAACCAACCAATAAGTTATGCGACAGGACCTGGAAACTATGTAATATATTCAAATAATAACAGCGGAAGAATAGTTGCAAATTCAACAACATTGGCTGTTGATGTAGCGGCAATGGTTGCGGGTGCAGGCGATATATATCAACTTGCATATGACGCTGGTACAGGAAGAGCATGGGTTGGCAAGGATAATACTTGGTTTGATAGTTCCGGTGGATCTAGTGGTGATCCTGCAGCGGGAACTAATAATACTTTCACCTTAAATGTTGGATTTGGAACAACAGCTGGTGCTCATGTTTTTGCAGGTGCATACAATAATACTGTTGATATAAACTTTGGTCAAAATCCAACCTTCTCTGGAAATACCGCAGCAGCAGCAACCTTCACGGACGGTAATGGTAAGGGACTGTTCAGATACGAACCTCCAACTGGTTTCCTAGCATTATGTGAGGATAACTTACCAACTCCTGCGATTAAAAATCCTGGTGAGTACTTTAAGACTGTGCTTTATGCTGGTGATGGCACTGACGGTAAAAATATTGTAGGTGTTGGTTTTACTCCTGATTTAGTTTGGGTTAAAGCAAGAAATCAGGGGTACAATCATGGAATATTTGATTCTGTTCGTGGATCAAGACACACTTTATATGTTAATTTAACTAACGATGAAGATATCAACGGTCCATTTAGTTTTAATGCCGATGGGTTTAGTCTATCTTCAAATTGGAATAATAGTAGTACTGATTTTGTCGCCTGGTGTTGGAGAGCAGGAGCAGGCACCACATCAACAAACACAGATGGTTCAATCAATTCTGTGGTGAGTGTCAATCAGGATGCTGGATTTAGTATTGCTTCATTTAATACTACAGGAAGTGCTTTTACACTTGGTCATGGACTTGGAAAAGCACCAGATGTTGTGATTGCTCGATATAGAGATTCTACAAGCAATTGGTTTGTTTATCACAGTGGTTTAAATGTAGAAGGTGGTGAATACTTACAATTAAATCTTAATGCAGCTAAAGCAACTACATTTGATTTATGGAGTAGTACTCGTGCTACAAGTTCTGTAGCTTCTTTTGGTGCTGCTTGGAACTCAAGCAAAAAAGCAATCGCTTACATGTGGACTGAAATCCCCGGATTCAGTAAATTTGGATCCTACACCGGTAATGGAGATGCTGATGGAGTTTTCATCTACACCGGATTTAAACCGGCATTCTTAATGGTTAAGAGAGTCCTTAATTCAGATGCTTGGTTGGTAATGGATAGTGTAAGAAGTTCAACAAATCCAGTAACTAATACTCTTGCAACCACGGGCACTGGTACTGAAAACGTTGATACTGGTGGGGTTCCGACAGATTTCTTATCTAATGGATTCAAGTGTAGAGGCACTGGAGGAGACTTCAATGGATCTGGTGAGATTTATGTTTACATGGCATTCGCAGAGTCACCATTCACCACAGCAAACGCTAAATAACTAAAAAAGACCAATGATTATCACATCAAATTCAGTTCAGCACGAATATTCCATTTACAACGTGATTACTGTTGGTGATGTAGATGGCTTTGAAAATGTTGCAGAGGTAGTGAGAGTTAATTTAAATTCCTCAACGACCTTTGATCATACTTATGAAACAACCATTTATGATCCAGATGATATTACAGTTGGAATTGCAACAACTGTTACAGAGTCAAAAACACACACAGAACTTGTTATGTATGATGTCTCTTTGAATACAGCAGGAATTACAACAGCATCATTCTCTGCTTGGGATGATTTGGAAGAAGATCAAGTTCTTGGATGGGCATTTGCTGCTGATCCTGATACAAAAGCAAGAGTTCAAGCAGAACAAGAAGCAAAAGTCCTTGAGGCAAAAGATAAAGTTCTGAATCCAAGAAAGTATCAAAGATCAATTACTACTAACCCCTGGACAAGAAGAGCCGACGAGGCAGCGCGAGCAGCAGAACTGAATAAATTAGATAAATAAATAGAAGTAACACGGAATTTTAGAAAGCGATGTCTGAAATTAGAGTTGATAATATAAAGAATTCATCGGGGGCAGGATCACCAACGTTTCCTAATGGAATTCAAAACACTGGCGTTTCCACTTTTTCGGACAACGTTTTCGTTGGATCTGCCATCACGATGTTCGCATCAAGTGGTATTATAAGTGCCACATCTTTAAATCTGGATGGAGCACTTGATGTTGCTGGGAATGCAACTGTAACTGGGAATGCAACTGTAACTGGAGATGCAACTGTAACTGGAGATGCGTTTGTTGGTTCTGCCATCACGATGTTCGCATCAAGTGGTATTGTAAGTGCTACTGCATTTTTTGGTGATGGTGCTGGTATTACCAATGCTGGATCACAGTTAAGTGCAGCATCTGGTTCTCAAAGACTTGTAGTTACTAGCCAAACTTCTGGCACAATGACTGCAGCAGCAACAGATGCTGACTTGTCATTTGATGCTGATGGAAACGTATTATCAAGTGCAAACCTGATTGTTTCTGGTATTGCAACTCTTGGATCATCCAATGGTATTGGTACAGTTACGGTCGGTGTAGGAACCACTGCATTACTTGTTGATGGTAATGCAAGAGTCACTGGTATTCTTACAGTTGGTACAGCATCAATTACTCTTGATGGTGCCAATAACTCATTTGCTGTTGGAACAGCAGTCACGGTGAACACTGGTGGAATGATGATAAGTGGAATTATGACTTGTGGAGTTGGATCTATCGGAAGCAACGCAACAGGAAACAGAACAATTCAAAGTGGTGGCTCTGCATCAGGCGGAGCAAATGGCGATATATACTATATCTACTGATTTATAAATTATACATAGATAAGAGAGGATTTAAAAAATGCCATTTGTTACAGAAGGAAGCGCAACTTATTGGTTACCAGAAGTTTTTCCAGAGAACTCTGAAAGTTGGAATGGTGCTCAAGCACTCAAGCAATATTTGACTCCTGATGGAACCGAAAGACTCCATCCAAAATGGACTTTTGCTTCAAATGGTGCATATGTAAATGATGAGTATTTACTTCGCAATGAAGGATGGAAAGTAGTTATTGACAATAAACCAGAAGATCAACCTCTTAAGCATACTGTTAGAGATTCTTATGCTGAATGGGATGATGTTGATGCAGGAACAGTTCGTGTAACGTATTCATTTGTAGATTTTACAGATGATGAAACAACGGAATGGACTGCAAATAAGTGGCAAATGTTGAGAGATAAAAGAGATGATCTTTTATCTGCTACTGATTGGGCAGTTGTAAGAGCACAAGAACAGGGTCTTACCTTATCAGATGAATTGACAACATATCGTCAAGATCTTCGTGATTTTCCATCAACAGTTACAAATATTGTTACTTTTGATCTTGGTGGAAGCGATTGGCCAACTGTGCCTACTAATTTCTTTGCATAATAGCAATGACACTCTGCGTTAATCAAAGCGGAACCTGGAGATCTATCGGGTATAATTGTGCAAATCAAGCTGGATCCTGGAGAGACTCAATAACGGCTTGTATCAACCAAGCCGCAACTTGGAGATTATATGGTAGTTTTGTTTTAGGTAGATCTTGTTGCAATGGATTCTTGATTTGCCAATCTGGCGGTACTCAATGGATTGTTGCTCCCCAGAGTGCTGAAGTTTCTAGAAACTGGTATTCAAGAGGAGATGCAAATACTAGAGCCCAACAGGTTACTGGATTTAGTGGTTGGTTTGTTCCTACCTTTAATCAGTTGAAAAATCCAGGTTCTGTGTGTAAACAATATTGGGATGCATATTGTAATACTGACTACTGGACTAATTCAAATGCTCCCCCAAGTTATGCATGGCACGTAAATCCACAAAACAATGGTGGATATTTTAACGTTCATAATGCTATTTTCTGTGTCCGTTCGTTTAAAACCATTTAATGTTTAGTCTTTTAAGGGGAAGATAATGACACTCTGCGTAAATCAAAACGGAACCTGGAGATCTATCGGGTATAATTGTGCAAATCAAGCTGGATCCTGGAGAGATTCAATAACCGCTTGCATCAACCAAGCTGCAACTTGGAGACTATACGGAAGTTTTGTTCTTGGTAGATCCTGTTGTAATGGGTTTTTAATCTGCCAATCTGGAGGCACTCAATGGATTGTTGCTCCTCAGAGTGCTGAAGTTTCTAGAAACTGGTATTCAAGAGGAGATGCAAATACTAGAGCCCAACAGGTTACTGGATTTAGTGGTTGGTTTGTACCCACTTTTAACCAATTAAAGAATCCAGGATCCGTATGTAAACAATATTGGGATGCGTATTGTAATACTGACTACTGGACTAATTCAAATGCTCCTCCAAGTTATGCATGGTTTGTAAATCCACAAAGTAATGGTGGATATTTCCAGGTTCATAATGCTATTTTCTGTGTTCGTTCATTCAAAACCATTTAATGGTTTGCATTTTATACTAAATGTGTTAGAATAATAGAGATATAAATTTGTTGAAATAATGAACTTAATGTCTGTTTTCTCTGTTCCTTTGTGGCAGAGTGATTATCCAGAATTTGAAAGTCATAAAAATATTTTTTTAGAAAAAGTAAGGGAATATAAAGATCAAAACCATAGTGTTCAGAAATCAAACGTTGCTGGATATCAATCCCCAAACACAATTCACCATATAGAAGAACTGCGTCCATTTTTTGAGTATGCTTGTCAAATGGCATTTCAAGCATCCGCAGATCTTGGTTTTATGGATTGTGACATTGCAATTACTTCTGCTTGGGCGAATGTGAATGACAGTCGTCAATCAATGATTTGCGAACACGTTAATGAGAATACATTTTCTGGGGTTTTCTATCTTTCTGCACCAGAAAAGAGTGGAAACCTTTGTATCCCCAATCCCGCAATCAACAAAATGTGGGATGGTCTTAATGCGGTTGAACAAAAGAATCAATTTACTGCTGAAGTAATACGTATTGAACCAGAAGAAGGTAATATCGTTCTAGTTCCTTCATATCTTTCGCAGTACGTAGAAACTAACGATCATGATGAAGAAACAATTTCAATTTCTTTCAATTTGATTGTTCTTCCCAAAGGATCTTTAGGCAGTATGCAAAATGTTCAGTGAATTTAACCCATCAAATCTAAAATTTGAATTTAAAGATTTTATTGGTATTTTTGATAATGCCTTCACAAAGAATGAGTGCGATAGAACCGTAAAATTATTTGAAGTCTTTCACCAGAACGGATACACTAGAGAAAGACTTCAACCATACTATAAAGATGATTATGGTATGGAGGTTAGTCCAACCGATCATAGGATTCTTACAAATGAATTGGATTGGAATACAGAATTTATTGCTCCATTTAATGATAGACTTTATAATTATCTGTATGCGATTTACAATAATCAGTATCCCATTCTCCACATTTTAACCAAACATCAATCAAAATTTATAAAGATTCAAAAGACTCATCAAACTCAAGGATATCATCAATGGCATTGTGAATATGAGGGTCATTTTGAGGCTGATAGAAGAATTTTAAGTTGGATACTTTATCTTAATGATGTTGAAGAAGGTGGAGAAACAGAATTTCTGTATCAATCTTTGAGAATTAAACCAAAAAAAGGAACATTTATTATGTTCCCTGGTTGCTTTACTCATACTCACAGAGGAAATCCTCCCATAAGTGGAGTTAAGTACATTGCCACTGGTTGGATGGAATTTGCATACACCGATGAAAGACAAGGAAGATCTAAACCACCTGATCTATCTCCACCAAATAATCCACAAGGAATGATTCGTTATTAATGAAACTTGAAATTGTTTTAAGAACTCATGATTCAAAAAACATTCATGGAGATAAACCAAGGTATATTGACATTCCCAAAAGGGAGTTGGTAATTGGTTGTGTGTCTTCGCTTGTTAATTCTGCTAATTTAGTTGACAATAACTCAATTAGTTTTACAGTTTTGGACGATCATAGTTCTGAAGAATTAATTTTATCCCTTTATCAAATCTTTGAACACTCCAAACATCCCTATCAAATAAAAAACTTACAAGAAAGGGGGTTCAATCATAGTGGATACATGCAATTTTTAACTTGCAAAAATAGTGATGCAGATTTGGTATATTCTGTGGAAGATGATTATCTACATCATATTCATGCAATACCAGAAATGTTAGACACTTACAAATATCTCAAGAATTATTATAAGATTGAAAAGGATATTTGTTTGTTCCCCTTTGATAATCCAGAGGATTATTTGCCAGATCAATTATTCCCAGGAAGAATATTTAAAACTCCATTCAGATATTGGAAAGAAGGTGTTTGGACTACATTTACCATGATGACCACCCCAAAGATATTTCAAGATTATTGGAACATTTTTGAAAAACTTGCATTGGAGTATAAACCCTGGGATGGGGTCAGTGATATTGATGAGTTTGTACATGAGGGAAACACTATCTCTGAAATCTGGAAAAATCATGCAGTCAGAGTAAATCCAATTCCATCTCTTGCTCTTCATTTGCAGTTTGAAGAACAAAGAAACACACATATAGATCATATTGACTGGTGGGATAAATATTCAAAAATAAAAAATTGAAGTTCTTATAATGAAAAAACCAATAGAAGTTTTTTTGAGGCACTGTTATTACTCCAAAATACAAGAACTTCCTGATAGAGAGAGACCTTTTTGGTTCAATAAGTTTAAAGTTTTTGAAAATTTTAAAAATACTTTAGATCCAGAGTTAGTCAATTATACAATTGTCTATGATGAGTTTAATGGATCAATAGATAAAACTTTTCTTGCAAGAGAAAAGAACGTAGAAATTATTAGTTGTGGTGGGGAGACTGGTAGTTTCCTTGCAATGTTAGATATTGTGCAATCAAAGAATTTTGACGATGACCAAATCGTTTATTTAATGGAGGATGATTATTTGCATCGTCCAAATTGGAGTCAAATTCTTTTGGAGGGATTTGAAATTGGATCCCCTTATGTGACATTGTATGATTTTGATATGTTCATTAGTAAAGGATATTTGTGCGAAACTTTTACAACAAAGAATTCCCATTGGAGAGCAGTTCCCGCCACGACAAATACTTTTGCATGTAAATATAAAACTTTATTGCAAGATTTAGAAATACACAAAGAATATTCGGAGAATGGAATAAAAAAGAAAGAAGGATATTATTTCTCAAAAGACTTTGATAAGTTTTGGTATCTCCAAAAGCAAGGAAAGTACGTTATTTCTCCAATGCCTGGATGGTCTACTCATTGTGATGCAAATCATATTAGTCCAGTTGTAGACTGGAAAGAAATTATTGAACAGTCGCATGAAACAAAGACGGTAAAAAAATCTACTTTGAATTATACATGGCGTTAAATCACGATAAAAAACTAATATTTGTTCACATACCAAAAACAGCGGGAACTTCAATATACAAAGCACTTGGATTCTTTGATGGTAGGGGTTTGATTGGTCATAGACCAATAGAAGAATACAAAGAAAATTATGGAGAATATTGGAATAGATATTTGAAATTTGCTGTGGTTAGAGAACCAATTGATAGATTCATCTCTGCATATAAATTTGCTAGAACATATGAAAACTTTTGGAACTCTGCTGATCCAGAAAGTCACCTACCGAAACACAAACATTATGAGTTGTGTAACGAGTGTGATATAAATGGATACGTCAATTACTTATATGAAAATCCAGGAAGTCACCACATAGCGACTGTGCCACAATCTTGGTTTGTTAAAAATAAATCAGGTGAAATTGAAGTTGATTATATTGCAAAGTATGAAAATCTTGATAGTGATTTAAAAAAGATAGGAATTGATAATATTGAAAAACTGAATGTATCTGAACCAATAAGAGATGAATCTATATTAAAATTGACAAGGAGATCAAAAAATATCCTTCATGAAATTTATGAAAGTGATTATGACTTGTTTTATAAAGAGAATATACTTTCTTACTCTTGAATTATGAACATGAACTTATTGAGAATTACTCCTCAAATTGAACCAATAGTTTGCATAGAAAACTTTTTATCCGAACAAGAGATTGGGATGATAATTGAATATGCAAAAGAATTGCCATCAACTTCTGGAAAAGTTGGATTAGATGTTGCTGGAGAAATTCAAAACTTAAGATTATGCATAAACAAGTGGATGTCTCATGATGAAAAAACTGATTGGTTGTTTGAAAAACTCATAAAAGAAATAATCAAAGTAAATTCGGAAAACTATAATTTTATTGTGAATTGTTTTGAGGATTTGCAATTCACTGAATATAATTCAATACAAAGAGGATATTATAAAAAACATAATGACTGTGGTAATAGATTAGATCCTAGTCTATTATCGGTTAGAAAAATATCTTTCACAATTCAATTATCTGATGAGGATGAGTATGATGGTGGAGAATTAGTTCTTTATAGTGAAGGAAAAGAAATTATTGCACCAAAATCTAAAGGGACTTTAATATTTTTCTTCTCTCATATTTTACATGAAGTAAAACCAGTAACAAGAGGAAAAAGACGTTCTCTTGTTAGTTGGGTTCACGGACCAAATTTATTATGAAAAAACTTTTGGTTACTCTCAATATCAATGATTACAATAAAGAGGTTACTGATCTAACTTTTCCTCATATGAGAGAATATGCTAAAAATATTGGTGCAGATTTTCATGTCATCAAGGAAAGAAAGTTTCCAGGGCTTGATATTAATCTAGAAAAATTTCAACTGTATGACATTTGTGAGGATTATGATTGGGTCATTTTTTTAGATGCAGACTGTCTAATAGATCCAAAAGGAATTGATTTAACTGAACTTGTAGATAAGGATAGAGTTATAATCACATCTTACATAGATCCATCGCATCATTTTCATACAAAAAACGTTGAAGGAAAGTATAACATCAATTATTATGCTCCGTTCTTCTTTTTAGTTTTTCATAGAGACTCAAGAAATTGCGTGAGAAAATATGATGACCCACTACAATACTATCGGTATATAAATTTTGATAGTAACCATGAAGAGTTTTTGAATTATTTTAAAGATAAAGATTTGCCAGACATATCTAAACTTGATGGAATTTTTTTAGACGAATTTTTGTTGACATTAAATCTGCATAGATATAACATTGAAACAGCATCTCTTCAGCATGATTTCCCCAATCTAAACATTATTGCACACACTGTAAGTAATAAAATTGATTTCTTAAAAGAGGGAATTAAAAAATTCAAAGAACTTAATAAGATTCGTTATTTCTAATGAGCAAAATAATTTACATTGATGGCGGAGTAGGTAGAGTAATCACCTCAATTCCAGCACTGTTAAAATACTATAAAAACCATCCAGATGAAGAATGGTATGTTATGATTCCTGGATGGGATTTTGTAACGTGGGGATTTCCAGAACTTCAAGAAAGAACATTTGATCCCAATCAAAAAAGTTCTTTTGATTTATTCTTGAAAGCAGATGAGGTTATTAGCCCAGAACCTTATAGAGTTCCTGCATATTATCGTAATGAGATATCTTTAAGAGAAGCATTTGATGTCTGTATCAACAAGACTACGGATCATAGTGACTTGCCAGATATGCAACTTAAACTTTCTACTCCAGAGAAAAGAAGTGCATTTCAAGTTATAGAACACGCAAAAACATTTTTCAATAAAAAGAAAACCATTGTACTTCAACCCTTTGGATCTGGCGCTGTTTTATATCCAGATGGAATATTTGATGACAGCAACAGATCAATGCCAATGAACATGGTTGATTATTTTATTGATAATCTCTCAAAGGATTATAATTTAATTCTAATGGCAGATAAGCAATTTAATAATGCAAAAACTTACAAACCAGAACCAGATCCAAATTTAAGAGAATGGGCGGCAGTTATTGAATCTGCTGATTATTTCGTTGGTTGTGATAGTTGTGGTCAACACATGTGCAGAGCACTTGGCAAACCAGCATCTGTTATGATTTCTGGAACACATCCAATTAACATTTCATATGATAATTTTCACATTATAGAAAGAGATGTTCCATTCTATCCAGACAGTATGAGAATTTCTGGATTCCATTCTCATATGTCAGCAAGATTAAATGAACCACGGATTGAATTTACGAAAGAAGAGATAGAAAAAGCATACCAAGAAATTGTTGAAAATATTGAAGGAAGAAAGAAGCAGCAGGTAGAGAAAACTTCAAACAAAAAACATGTACAGTATAGTTGACAACTTCTTACCTAAAGAAGATTTTCAAAGAATAAAAAATACTTTTTTCCCCAAAGATACTACAGACCCCAACAATTTTTCTTGGAACTATCATAGAGGTATTGTCAGAGACCCTGATTTGGGTCCGACAGGATATGAGGAACACGATTGGATGTATAATCGTCTGATGTATTCTTCAGATTGTGGAATGAAATTTGATAAGTATTATTCTGTGATTAAACCAATTATTGATAAACTCAATATCAAAAATCTTTTTGATGTTCGTGCAAACTTATTGGTTCCAACTAAAGAACACATCTATCATGAGTTCCATGTGGATAGACATGTTCCCCACAATGTTGCACTTTTTTATGTGACTAATAATAATGGGTTTACAATTTTAAAAGATACTGCTAAAGTTAATTGTATGGAGAATAGAATGCTTATCTTTGATGGTGTAATTGAACACCATTCTGTGACATCAACAGATAATATTCGTTGTGCAATCAATATAAACTATGTACCAAGTAATTGATAATTTTCTACCAGAAGATAGTTTTTTAAAAATAAAAAACTTGATGACAGATGCTAAATTTGAATGGCATTTAAGTCCCTGGGTTTCTAACTTGGAAGAAGATTTAAAAGTAACGAGTTCTTATTACTTTACTCATCTGTTCTTTTGTGGATTTCATGTTGATCCTTACTGGACAGTTTTTGGTGACTTTTTAAATAAGATTGACTGTAAAGCTTTGATTAGAATCAAAGCAAATATGTATCCATCAACAACTAACATAGAATATCAATCCGAGCATTATGATTATGAATTTCCCCATCGTGGTGCAATTTTGTATATGAATACTAATGATGGATTCACTATCATTGAAGATGGGATTGAGATAGAATCGGTGGAAAATAGAGTTCTTCTTTTTGATCCGTCAAAACCACACAATAGTACAACTTGCACCAACGACAAGTGTCGCGTAAATATAAACTTCAACTTCTTTTAGAAAATGGACTATAAGATTATAGATAATGCTCTTCCTCAAAAAGAGTTTGATAACATCAAAGATTCAATATTTAATTCTAATTTTCCATGGAATTTTACTCCAGTGGTTACACACGATGGTGAAAGTTTGCCAAATGTTGCATCTTATTACTTTACGCATGAGTTTTGGGCGTTCTTTAATGTGGAACCAGCAGCACAAATTTTTGCCCCTCTCTTAAATTTGCTTGAATGTCATTCTGTAATGAGAATTAAAGCAAATTTATATCCATCCACAGATACAATTATTCATCACGACGGGCACTGCGATTTTGATTATTCTCATCGTGGTGCTATTTTGTATTTGAATACAAATAATGGTCTCACTGTTCTGGAAAATAAAGTTGAAGTGGAATCAATTGAAAACAGAGTGTTACTATTTGACCCATCAAAACCACATCACAGCACAACATGCACCGACGATAAGTGCAGAGTGAATGTAAATTTGAATTTCTTCTAAAGGGGGGGACGAGCAAAGTGTTCCAGTAACAGGAGCACCCCCCAAGTCAGATGTATTCAACTCTAGACCGATTAATTTTTGTCACATCCTTTATACTTCTGATGAATTGGGGTGTTAGGATTTGCAACGTTGCACTGAACGCAGTATTCTGATGCTGACATTATACACTAGCGGATACAATTACAGCAAGAACCGTTGTGTTGATGCTGTAAATTGGTTCATTGACCAATATCTTCCAAGGCATAAATTGGAAATTACCGTGAACCATCGTGGTCTTGCGCGAGAGTGTGTTTATGGATGGGTTTCTGTCACTGATTGTGATTGGCGACCCCGTGAATTTGAGATTGAACTTCATAACAAAATGAATGTTGACCTATACCTCCAGACTCTCTTTCACGAACTCTGGCACGTTTATCAACACGTTATGGGTAATCTTAAGGATAAGCACGGCAAACGCCTTTGGAGGGGCACAGACCACACGGAGACGGACTATTCTGACCAACCCTGGGAGGTTGAAGCAAGACAGATGGAAGAGTTCCTGTATAACGAATACATGGGAATCAATGACTTTGTTTATTGTTTCCCCAACCGCTTGACACACACCTGAAAACTCTGTACAATGACCTTTGTGGAGGTTGATCACACTATGATTACTATGAAAACTCTTAAGACTGAATTCATCTGTGTAAAACCGAAGAGTTCAAAAGCAAAGAATCGTTTTGCCAATCAGATGGACAAACTTCATTCTTGTCGTGTAGAAAATCGTCAAGACGGTAAAGTATTTCTTGCTTCAATCAGTGGAAAATACTTCTTTTGGATGAATGAGAGTGCAGATGATCATTGGGAAGTGATTAAATAGTACAACCAATTACATTAGTAAAATGAAAGATCAAAACACCATTCCCGATGTTGAATCTAAACAAGATAAGTGGAATCGGGGAGTGGATTTGTTTGTAGAGTCTGTGCTCAAACCAGATCCAGATCTTCGTAATTGTGCTCACAATCAAAAGTGTTATCATGAATTAATGGATGTTCGGGATAATGTACTTGGATATCTTGAATCGTTAAGATGGAAGTCTTAACATGAGTATGGGATATTCCTACATAACATACTTTCTATTTGCAGTAGTAGCATATCTTATCTTAACTGATAAGAGTGTTGCTGCTGCTTTTATTTTGTGGGGAAAGGTTATTAATTTATGGTATGAGAAGGCAAAGTGGTGGTTGATACATAACCCTCGCAATCCTGTGGTAAAATATTTTATGTGGCGTCGTTCTATGAAACTCGCTAAAGAGTTACAGAAATACTTCGACGAAAATAAATAATCCCATAACTGGAGTAACATATGCTTTCCACACAGTATCGTCTTCGTTTAGAAGCAATCTGTGAGAAGATTGTAGCACAAGAATCTGTAGGTTTGGAGGATATGATTTGGGCAGAGAAACTTGCCAAGGCAAATACTTCTGCTAGAGAGATGCTCAAAAGAGCAAGAGGACGTGCTGCTAATCCTGATATGGTTGAGGGTAGTATGGACGATTTCATGAATAAGATGGGTTTGGGTGATCCTGATCCATCAAATCATCGCACAAACTTTGGTAGTGTTGATGAGATTGTTGATTGGTTCAATGAAGATCGCCCTGATGATTGGAGACAAAGAGATTGACATACGAAGAGTTTATTCACAAAGGCACTGAATTCTATATGGAAATGGTGCGTCTTGTTAATATTAAACTCAAATATCGTATGGAATTCACTGAAGATGAAGCACAAATCAATGAATATATCATGGAGTTTCAACACCAAGTTAAACTTAATGAGTTGAGGGATAAGTTCGAAAAATGTTGGGAGGTTGATGAATGAAACCTTTAATTCTTATTGCTTGCTTTTTACCTCTTGTTGTGATATGGTTGGTAATGAAACTTTCGTTATGGATTTCTGCCGTCAACGAAGAGCAAACTTATGTCAGAGAGGACTCCAAACGACCACACGGACCCTACGTGGA